TTACATGTGTTTCTCGTCCACATCGGTAATGAAACATGAATATCCAATCGGTTAAAAAACAAATCTTCTAAAACTGCTTTAATCCTAGTGCTATCAGAATATACATTTAATATTTTACCTTTTTCATTTGTTGTTGTAGCTTCTTCCATCATAACATCTAAAGCCGCAGCAATTTCTGGGTAAAATTCCATACTTTCAAAATCGGTATAAGAACCAATTCTGGTTGTTTCATAATGAATTGATTGTTGAAACAATTCACCATCTACTTTTCTCCAAAGATTTCTTAAAAATTTATTTTGCTGATTCTGTAATTTAACGGAATCATACTCTTCTTTTGATTGTGTTTTAATTAACACATCATTATTAATCGAATACCTATTTGATTGCTGAGGTTGTTGTCTAACACCCTCAGGACCAAATATGGCATTTAATCTTTGAAATATTGTTTTGTTTGCCATATTTATTTTGTTTTTATTTAATTATAGTGAAATAAACTATAAACTAAATACTTATTGAACGTAATTACACTCGACATAAGCCAAGTCTTGTTGAATACCATCAACTACTACTAAATTGTAGACATACCCAACAATATTATCATATCCTTGAGACCCCTTTGTTGCAGTACAAGATGGACCTATTTTACCAGTTTTACCAGATGAACCACCCTTTTTAATATCTGTTTCTGGTGACCATAAATATAAAATCTGAGGTCTACCACCATATACTGTTTTATTAGCGTATAATTTTCTGTCGTTTCTAGCCATTTTTTATAAATTTATTTCATACCACTGAATAACCATAAATATTCACCTTTTGGGTCTTGCATATTTTTAGATACATTCGGTGAAAAATTGGGTTTACCAGTATTACCTTTATTTCTTTTATTTTTTGGTACAAACCCACTATTATATACTTCATCAGTTTTGTTATTATTACCACCAGATTTCCAAGCTGATAATATTGCTTTAGTTTGTTTTTCTAATTTCTTTAATTTCTTAAATGAAGATTCCAATATCCATAATGCCATACCCAATGAAATTAAACAGTCATCATTGTATCCCTCCATATGGTCAGGTCTACCATTCTTATAAATAAATGTTTTCATTTCATTGATTACACGTTTAGATTTAATCTTTATGGTGTTAGTTCTAACTGCAATCTCTAAATGAGATATTAACTGTAACCTAACACCATTAATATTAAACCCAGCAACCTTTTTACCATTTTCAGTTTTAACTGAATCATAATGTAAATTTGGGTATTTAATTTCCACTAGTTTTGATGTGGTTGTATTGCCAACACCAACATTATCAACCACTAAATATGCTGAATATTTGGTACCATACACATTAAGTATTTCAGCAAAGGTATCTGGTGGAATTTTACCTTGAAATTCAACAACTTGTTCCATTGTTGTAAAATCAATTATCTGAAATGAAGAAAAGTCAGCACCATCACCACGAGCAACGTCAGCGGCTAATATATATTGGTGGTCTTCTTCGGGTTCATTCCAAATCCAAACTAAACCACTATTTCCATCATAATAAGTGTCGTCAATAAACTTAGGTTTTTCAACATTTTGAGTATCATGCATATTGATATATTCATCATCAATAACATTACCCCCAGAACCAAGGAAAGATACGTCAAGCTCTTGAGCAATACGTTTCTTATCATTGTTCATACCCTTACACATATCACGGTACCAAGTAGATGTTGGTTTATACCCCTTTTTAATCATTTCATCAAATGATTCCAAAGTGAATTCAACCTCACTTATTATTTCATCACCTTTTAGCCATTGCAAATCTTTGTTATATCTAGGGTCTTGATACCATTTTAATTCAATTACATTATAATCATTTTCACCCTTTTCAGATTGTTCATAGGTTTTATAATACAATGGGTCATAACCATTTGGTGTAGATATCAATATCGCACCACCACCCGTACCAAGTGATGTGATTGCCGCAGAATATAATTCAGCACCATTAACAATGAAGGCTGCCTCATCAAATATTAGTAATGTTGGGGTATATCCACGAAGAGCATCGGTAGATGTCGCAACTGCAATAATTTTACTACCATTAGGTAATTCAATTTCTATCTGAGAATCTTTTACGAATATAGATTTCTTTTCTTTTTCCTCACTACCATAATAGTCTGGACCCCAAACCCATCTTGGTAACTGTGAACAATAATCTTTAATACCCCTAGCAAACTTCTTAGCGAGGTTTAATTTGTTGGCAATAACAATTATAGTTTCTGGGTTATTCGAATCAGCAAAAGCGCATTTAACTGCACTGTACGCTTGTGTGGTTGTTGATATACCAGCCTGTCTTGGTTTTGTTACAATATTAAAACGATGCCTTTGATAACAATCAACAATAAATTTTTGTCTAACGAATAATCTAAATGGTACAAACCCTTCTTGAGTTTTATCAAAGGTTGATAAATAGGTTTCTATTGCGTATTTTGGGTCAATTACACATTTAGCATATTCATTTAATATTTCACTAGCTGTTAGCATAGGTTTTTTATTAATAAATATGCAAAAACCTATAAAAACAAAAAAGGGTGACATTATATCACCCTTTAATATCAATTATAACAAATCCTCTAATTCAAAGAGATTATCACCCATCGATTCATTGTATTCATCAATTCTAATTTCTTCCTTTATATCCTCTAACATTTCAGAAATAATAGCCTTACCCTTTTTAGTACCAGCCATAATTTCTTTCATTACAGATGCATATTCAGACGGTTCAAGTTTGGATATGTCCGCATATAAATGATGTTTTAAATTAAAATCTTCAGCTGGTATTACCATGCAGAATCTACCCCATAATCCTGGACCAATTCTCATATCCCATGGTTCAGCTTGTAAATAATCAGATTTATCAATAACATATTCCGCAATATGTTTTTTTGTTGGCAAGCCATGTGCTGATAATATTTCCATACAAGCCTTAACCAATTCATGAATCAATACTGGGAATATCATAGCTTTAGCAATAATCTTTGGTGGTCTATTCTCTTCTTTTGAACCAAATTCAACATCACACTTGCCACCATTTGCTGATTTATTTAAATCTGGGTACATATAGTACATATAATCGGCTGATGACATAACCTTCTTGTATTGATTCAATAATGTTGGGTCCATATCAGCCAATTCAGAATCAACCATGTGGTACATATGATTAACTTTTTTTGCGGCACCTTGATTCATTGCATTTGCAAATCTTCTTTTATATATCGAATCATTTGCATAAGACATTTCATCGTGGTCCTCAAATTCAACAACTAAATCTGTTGATGGCTTATCAGATGTGCCAAAACCGTCTATATTGGTTGTTAATTCAGCTTCAATAATAACATCTTCTGGTATATCGAATTCTTCTCTAACCATTTTAACCGCCAATTCCTCAAGTTTTTTCTTGTGTGGTTTCTCTAAAGATAAAACCCCCTTAACTAAGGGCAGCATTTCCATCATCAAACCAGTCTCATCAATATCAACAACATTATAAGCCTTTTTAACTTCATTAACAACATCCTTGAATCTTTCACCAACAACTATTGTTGCAAAGTTCCTCTCATCACCAATTGGAAAACATGGGCTATCACCAAGAGAAGTTCTATTATTAATCAAATCCTCTTCCAATTTTGAATGCATCCTTTCTTTAATACCCTCTGGGTATATGATTGACTCATTTAATTGTTTAGCTTTAATTGAATTTAAACCATCAAGGCTCATTCTTCTGTAGTCAGGCATTATTTTAAATCTTTAAGTTTAATTGTTTTTATAACTTTTCTCTTATCTTTAAAACTCTCAAATGGTAAATCATCAGTTGGGTTTTCTTCTGGTTGTGTGGGTTGTGAATTTGAATGTATTTTTTCCATATATGCTATACCTTCTGGTGTATTAAGCCATTCATTATAATCATTCATTAATTTCTCACGAGTTGTTGATAAATAATCAATGTAATCACCACTATTTTCTGAAACTTTACTCATAAACGGTATACTAGCACCCAATTTATCATAAGCCTTTTCAAGTTCTTTAGCACCCTCAATTGCTTGTCTTGTATCCTCTGGTGACATAGTAGGTGTTTGTGACTGTTGAACTCCAGCACCCAAAACCACCTCTTCAATTTGTTTTTTCTTTATTTTCATTTCTTTTGAATTTTTTTATCCTTGTTATATTCCAAAACTAAATCTCTTTCGTATAGTCTATCATCAACTTCTTCTTTTGACATACCAAAAGAAAAATGTAATCTAACTTCTGGATATTCATCATATCCATCTATATTTTCCCAACACAAAGCTATAACACCATCAACAGCATCCCAAACAGCAAATGTGTCACTTTCTTGAACCAAACTAAATACTAAATCAGTATTCAATTTACCAACCGATTTTACAAATTCAGAATGTGGTGGTTCTGGTCTACCAGATGCTGGAACAGAATCCCAATCCTCACCATCAATACCTTCAATTGTATCAGAGAATAAAAACTCATACATGTAATTACCCTCCCAATCCTTACCAACTTTATTAATATAAATTAAATGCATTACATTTTAGGTTTTGGTTGATGCGCTGGTTCAGCTTCCCAAGTTCTTTTTCTTTTTGGTGAAGGCTTTGCTGGTTTTGTTTCTGGTAATACCACAGGTTCCTTTACTGGACCTAATGTTGTTAAATTTAAATTAGATGTATCCATTTCATGTAGTCTATGTAATATCATATCTTTAATATTTTCAGCAAATATAGTATTTTTTTCTGAATCTTGCAAAGATTCGTTAGATTTTTTACCCCATTTTTCACCTTTACCCTTAGTGCCGCAAGATGCTGGTGTTGGTCTGCAAGCTGGATATTTTCTATCTTCACCTTCTTCTCTACCACATGGTTTACATTTTTTTCCACCTGTTTCTGGGTCTTTTTTACATGTGTTACAATCAACCCAACCACCACCTCGCCTTTCAAACCAACCATGTAAACCCTTTTCTTTTTCTTTAGAATAATCAGTTTTTTTAGCTTCATAAACTGATAATTCTTCAGATTCATCAGTTTTATTACCCCAGTTTTTAGCACCAACGTTACGACATTTAACTAGGGCACCACTAGCGTATGCACTTGGCCACACATCATATCTGCTTCTAACTTTGTAGTAACATGCGTCTTTTTTCTTCTTCTTTTTTTTCTTTTTACCCTCTTCTAAAACTTCATAAAGGGTATATTCATCTTCTTCAAAAGTAGTTTCAATTATTTCAACCATTAAATCACCAGAACCTTTAATAACCCTATGGAATGTATTTTTTGGTATAAAATATTCCTCACCAACGTTTAGATTCATTGGTAATTCATTATCAAATTGAAGCATCCAACTATTCTCAGATAAAGGTATAACAATTCTATCTTCATGGTCTCTGTGCCATGTTAATTCAACATTAGATACATTTTCTGAAAATGTTCTTCTAATTATGTTACCATCCTTTTCTTCAGTATAAGGTTTTTGACTCATTTTCCAATCATTAAAAGCTTCTAAATTATATTTTTTAGTCTTAACATCAAACCCACATTTATGACATAGATATGGGTGACTATCTTTTTCTTCAGTCACCCATTTCCAACCACATTTACATTTAATATCTTCTGGTTTAAACTTTTCCATATTACCACCATCTACCACCACCAGATAAACCTAATAATTTAGCATATCTAGGTAATCTACAAGCCCAATATCCTGGTTTTGTTTTATCATTTTTCTGTTCACAATTATGTCTATCAGCAAATGCTTTTCTAGCTTTAGGGTCTCTTAATTTAACAGCCAAGTTACCACCACCAGATTTAGCACCAAAAGATACTTTTTTTATCTTACCTGTTTTTGGGTTTTTAACATAAACATAGAATTTTTTAGAACCACCTCTTTTAGGTTTGCCAATTTCAACTTCCTTACCTTGATACTCAGCTTCCTTTATAGAATCTTTATAGTTTTTTAAATAACCCTCCCAAGACTCACCTTTACTACACATAACCACAGCTTCAGTAGTTCGTGCTGATGGGTATGGTAGTGAGTATTCTTTAGCTTTACGTTTTACTGATACACGACAAGAATTCATTTTAGCATTTTCACTTAATTCTTCGTTTTCTTCAACAGATTCAAAAATAAAACCCATTTTTAATTTATCACCATTAATTTTAACATATTCATTTGTTAAATCTTTAACAATAAACTCATCATTTTCATTTAATTTAATTAAACCTTTTGAATATAAACTTTTAACCTCATTAACCAATGTAATGAATTTTTCTGAACCATATCTAAATACAGATTCACCCAAAGCAATACCATTATCCAAATGATAACCCAATTCATCAGAAACTGGACAACCAGCACTCAATTCCATTGGTTCAGACCATTCAGCATATTCTTCTTCATCATAACCATCCAAAGCACCCATTAAGAAATGATAAACTTCTTCAACATCATCATTTGCTCTGGCAATTAGATTTAAAGCCCACTCATGTTCAGAAAGCAATGTATCAACCATATGAACATCCATATTTAATATTTCATGTGATGCATGTCTCATGTTTTTTAAATTT